AGAGGCTTTCCAGGAACTCATCATCGCCAAATGCGATCACGACGGGTCCCACAAGAACGTCATCGAGCATAACATCGCCGTCGTCATTGGGCCGGACAACACCGAGGTTCACCATCGACATAGCCCAAAGCCTTGTCGCCAGCTCATTGTAGCCAAGCCCTTTAAGCTTGCCCTCCTCGTTACAGAATGCAACGCATCGAACAGGCTTCTCGGATGCCCGCTTCAGCAGGCTGAGGTAGGCATCATCAGGAGCCTGGGGGACCTGCTCGATCTTGACGGTATCAAAGTACGGGATGACCTCGACCAGACCACCCACGCGCTGCTGAAGCAGGTCGATGTCAGCGTGCGTTGCGAGGAAATCGACGCTCTGTTCACCACTGGGCTGGATCGTGTAGAGGATGCCAAACATTTTTGCCTTTCTCGCCTCAGGCGACCTGCTTTTCAAGGGAGTCTATCGAACAGCTCACCCAACGGGCGACGACCTGTTGCCGCTGATACAACCTCAGGGCTCCATTGTCGTCCCCAAGTGCATAAGCCGGGAGAGCCAGTGAAAGCTGCGTGGTACCAGACCAGCCGACCCATGCATATCCATCCGGGCGGCGCGAGGCCAGGTCATAGCGTGAGCGGACGGTCCTCAGGTTCCTCAAACTCACCGCCGCTGCTGTGACCAACCGCCACGCGCTGCGGCACTAATGCTCCTTCATTTCCTCGTGGTATCGGCTCGTAAGGCCAATCGTTGCGACCCCGTACAAGCCGAATGGTCCGTCAAAGGCCCGCTCGACGAGCCCCTTCTCCAAGAGGCGCTCGAAAATCACGAACTCGTCGTAGGTCAGATCGCTGACGATCTTTCCTGCGAGCTGTCGCGCGAGAAGTAGGTCCTCGTCCGTCTTGTTCTCCCCTGTCAGTGACCATTTCACATGTGAACTGGCCTCAGCGGAGTCTTTCTGCCGCTCCTTCCGCTCCCGACGAAGCCTGTAAATCCAGTAATCGTAGCTCGAAGACTCGTTCGGAAGCTTCCGGTGGCAGGAACGGAGGATGCGCTGGATATGCGTGTCAAAGCTTTCGATGCGATCCTCAAGATCGAGGACGCGATGCGCCATCGCCACAGCATCATAATCTTTAAGCTGATCGAGAACGATCAGTTGGATATCCCTCACGAGTTTCGTCGCTTCGACCAGGAAAACCATCGACGCATAGGCGTTGCGCGCTTTCTCAGTCGGCTTGTGCTTCTCGTCCATGAACCCATCCTCCGGTAATTGCTCGGTGAAGATTGGAGACCCAATGCCGGGCCTCTCCAGGCTCACGCGACCAAGGCCTTGAAGAACCGATGTTTACAGATACCGTAAGCAGGCTCGTTACGAATGTTTCGACCGAAAAGCGCAGCAATACGACTGCGGCTATAATCTCCGAGAGCCATAATCGATCCCCACATGAATGACTTATGGCTCAATTAAGACATGTTTTCGTTTTTCGTCAACGAAAAAATATTGTCAATCGTCGAAAAGGGGCGCCGAAGCGCCCCTCCCCTCTTCAAAACTCCGCATCCTCGATGCCTGCGGCCCGCAATTTGATCAGATTGCCAATCTGAAAATGGGCCTGATCGAGCCCCTTGGTGATCCCGGCGAACTTGTCCATGAGAAGCTTCACCTCCCTGGCAAGCTCCTTGAGTGTGATATGCTCGGGATCGCCTTCAGCCAGACGCTTGGCACCGTTCTCCGTCATGGCGCGACCCTTGTAGTGTTCAGAGTAGGCCGCGAACTTCTCGGTATATTTCCTGAGGGCTTGCAGCTCGATCCAGTCGTGGATCGCCTCCAGCTCCTTCCATTGCTCGTAGCGATGGACGTTGAGATATGGAAGCATCTTGGCGGCATCCCAGATGCGTCCCTCCGGCCGGAGCTCCCTCTTCGCCTCCTCGTACTCCCTATGAAAGTGCTCGAAGGCCTCCGCAAGAACCGACCAATCTCCCTTCGCCCCTGCTTGAACAATTCTGTTATACCAAGTCATGACAGTCAGTTGTAATAATCGTCGTCTTCCAGCTCCTGGTCGTCCTCGCCTTCGAAGACCTCGAAATACGCCTTCCCGAGAACCTGATCCTCTTCGACGACATCCGCCACATCACGGGCTTCAAATCCGTATTCGTAGAACAGAGCCATCATCGAGTGCGCGACACTGGCGCGGGAAGAAGCTGGAATGTCGTGCCTGACAAGCTCCCAGAGTTCCAAAATAAGCTTGCTTTCACTCGTCATCAGAAATCCATTTAAATCTGCTCGAATTCAACAGGCGTTTCATCCACGCCCTCGGCCGTCTCGTTCCTTGCCTCGACGTCGTCCATGATCATCTTTAGCTTCTCATGGTTGGTGAGCCAGTCCTTGCGATAGGCCTTGTGCACCTCACCATTGGCATCGACGTATTCGAGGAAGTTGCCAGACTTGGTCAAAAGACCCCTCTTCTCGAACAGGTCCACGAGACCGGAGTACGGGTCCATGCCGGTGTCATAGGGGATGTGAACCTCCACCTCCTCGAACGGCTTGGCGTATCGGCTCTTCACGCATCGAATTTTCGAGCGGATGCCGAGAACCTCGGAGACTTTCTCGCCCTCGACGTTAACCTTCAGCTTGAGCTTGTTCATTGAGACAATGATGCTCGACGCGAAGATGAAACCCGAACCACCGGAGATCACGTCTTCAGGGTTGAACATGTCCTGCGACCGGTAGGTGTGGTTCGTCGCCACAAGGCCAATCTTGTGCGGACCGAAGAGCTTGAGGCATTGCGTCACGAGGGCCTTGAGCTGCTTGGCCTTGCGGCCCATGTCGCCCTTCATGTCGCCCTTCTGGAACTGCTCGGCCTCGCTGGGTGTGGAGAGCATGCCAAGAGAGTCGATGATGAACAGGACGCCCTGACGTTCCTCTTCCGGGATGTCCTTGTATTCCTCCAAGTATTGATCCATGAAGTCACTGATCAGCGTGGCACACTCATCAACCAGCGACACAGGGAAACGCATCAGCTTTTCGGGGCTGGTATCAACGCCAAGACGCTTCAGCCACTTCTCGTCCAGCGCGAACTCCGAGTCCAGGATGACCGGCAGGATGCCCATCTTCTGGGCGTTGCGGACGATGTTTCCGGATACGATGTAGGATTTTCCTGATCCGGATTCACCGGCAAAGCACGAGACTTTGCCCATCGGAACTCCCTTGTAGAAGGAATTCGATATCATGTAGTTAAGCGCATAGTTACCGGTATCAATCCAAATATCCGGATCGTGAAACCCCTCAACCATCCTCTTCTTGAGGGCGCTCTTTCTAAACCTCGTAAGATCGAAAGTCTTCATATTTCCTTTCAAGAATAGCTTGATATCGAATCCGCCGCCCGAGGGCGGCGGATTAAACCAACACGGCCTGTTCGATTACTGAGCCGCAGTGCGCTGGCGGATGCGCTCGATGATCTCGCGAGGATCGGGCTTGCCGGTAGTGACCGGCGCCGCAGCCACGGTGGCAGGCGACAGGGAAGCCTGGAAGGCCGGTTCACCCCCATGCGTTTCGGAAGTGACAGGCTTGGCAGGGACCGTCTCCGCGACCTGGCGGGCACCAGCCTCGCTGATCGAGGCGTCGGAACCGCCACGGGAGAACGGCTTGTAGTACTTGCCGAACGACGCGTAGTCATAGGGTTCGCCACGCAGAGACGCATCCAGCATCGCCTTCAGAGCGGCGAGTTCGTCGCTGTCGGGGACGCGACCGAGGAACTCCTTGAGATTGAACAGGCCATACTTCTCGATGGCCATCAGTTCGGTCTCGTTGAGAGAGCGGGTCTTCATCGAAAACGAGGACGACGAGTAATTGGCCCACTCGCCCTTGCGGGTCTTCGTAATACGGAAGTCGCGTCCACCGACATAGTCGTACGGAACATCCGTCAGGTCGGGGTCGAGAATGGCCTTCTCAATGACCTCGAAGAGGGTCGGATTGATCACGAAGCGACGGATCGGATTCTCCGGAGGGTTCGTCTCGTTGATCGGGGAGTCGATGACGAAGCCCTGCATGAGATAGCTGCGCTTCTTCCAGTACTTGCGCGCAATCTCCTTGGTGCTGTCGTCTTTCCAGAGGTCCCGCGTGCCGGAAATGATCGGGCACGTCATACCGAACATCTCGACGCACGGCACGGTCACGGTGATCTCGCGATCAGTGTCGTTATCGCTGCCAACGATACCAGCGAACGGGAGCTTGATGACCAGACGTTCAACCCAGCAGAACGGATTGTTGGGATCACCGTCGGGAAGGAAGCGGACGGTTGCGGTGGAGTCGAAAGGAATGTCCCAGAAGGGATACGAGGCGTTGTCACCACCGCTGGAAGACTGACGGTCACGCTGCTTGGAAGCAAGGAGCCTAGCACGAACTTCTGAAATATCGATTGCCATAAATATTTGCCTTTCAATATAACCTAAAATCGAAGCCGTCTGCAAATCAGCAGACACTCTATTTATACAGGAAGGGCGACACGAACTGCAAAATTATTTCCGTTGTGGAAGATAGATGCTTATTCCACCGCGCCTGCCAGTATGTCCCCACTATACGATTCTGATGAGATTGGACCAAATTAAAAAGCGGGCTCAACGCCCGCTTTTCTAAATCACTTCACGCCAGCCAGGGACTGAAGTCGGGCGACATAGTCCTGGTCAGGAACCGTTTTCTTGCCAGTGTGCGGATCGCGCACAGTCTTTGCCGCCACCTCACGCTTGAAATCCTCACCCTTGTCCTTGGGCAGAAGCACATCCTCGTGGGTCACGTCATCATGGAGCGACCTGCGCCGGTCCTCCGGGCAGACGCCGCAGTGCTCGTCGATCTCGATGATGTAGCCGTCCTTGCGCATCCGGTCGGTGACGTATCTCATCAGCGACTTGGCCTCATGGGAGACGTTGATGCCGATCATGCCGTAGTAACGGGCCGCCTGATCCTCGATGTAGGTCTCGATGGCGTCCTGAATTTCCTTCTGGGAGATCGTCTTTTCCTCGTCCGTCAGCTTGTCGAGATCGGAATAAAAGAACTCGCTTGCTGCGTCGGACGCCATGAAATCCTCGTAGTCGAAATCACCGACGATCTCGGCCACGGCATGGTCATAGCGGGACGTATCGGGCAGTCGGCCGCTGAAGCGGTCATACTCAAGGACAACGTCCGGATGGAAGGTTGCAGCCCACTCGTAGAACTCGCGCATGGCCTTTGCCTTGCGCAGCTCCCTGCCCTCCTGGATCGGAACGCCAGCTGCCTTCAGGGCCTGAAGGGCAACAATCTGAAGCTGGCGAGGAGAGACGCTCGTGATGGTCCGCTCGACCAGCTCATCCGCCACGAACGACAGTAGGTTCGTCAGGGAGTCATCCTTCACGACGGCCACGACCTGGCGCAGTTTGTAGGCGAGGCGCGCAACCGGGTTTGTGAAACGAGGCATATTGTTGAGGTTCGGCCTGCCGATCAGCTCGATTTGGCCACGTTTGAACGCCTCCCAGACCGGCTTGTTGACCGGGCGGCCCAAGACCGAAATGAGTTCAAGGTTGCGCTCGCTCGGCAGTTTGCGGCCATGTCGGGACTGTTCAAGAGCGACGGCCGCGCTCTCGATGAGACGCTTGGGAAGGCGAAGGCCCATCTTCTCGATCTCACTCTCAAGGGCCTTGGCGGACTCGCGCAGCGGGCGCAGATCGACCGCGAAAGAGCAGGCGTCCTTGTAAGTGCGCTTGTGGCAGAAGCGAACGAAGTTCTCCATCAGCGCCTTGCGATAGTCATGGATGGCATCACGGAGTTCGCGAGCACTTTCCTTGACGGGCATGTTCCCGAGGCGAATGGAGGCCTGGCGCAGGGCATCGAAGTCACGGGCCATCCGGATGATCTGCTCACCAACCTGGTCCGCCCATGACCCGCCGAAATTGATGTGGCTCGCCAGAGCCTTCGCCGGTCCAAGATGCGTTGACGGGACCCGGATACGCTCACCGGCGTTGTTCTCGACAAAAATGCTTCCAATGTTACGAGTGCGTGCACCGGCGATGCTTTCGTCAATCCTTCGTGAGTGACGCACAATGATCTTTGCGTTCTCCATCACGAGATAAGACGAACGCGACGTTCCGTACATGCCGTTAGCAAACTTCATATTGTTCCCCTTATTCTCATTGATTGATGAATGAGTTGAAAAGTCCTTAGGACTTAGCGTTCGTTCGTACTCACGTACGTTGAAAATCAGACTGTACTTCGATGCCACTGTCCGAAGAGAATTGATCAGTCCGAGAACAGACGCAGCTTTCGTGGACTTCGACAAATAGAGACGTACCGAGGAACCTTCGCCAGCATCTACGATGGAAACCAGCATGTTCTTCGGAGCGGCGAAGAACCGTCTTGCGAGCTCGGGTTCATACACCTCGTTGTGCTCCTCATCGAACATGAGGACTTCATAATCAAAGGATCGNAGAATTTGGAATATTTCCTTGGCAACGCTATCGAATCTCACGTTATTTCCTGCTTTCTTGGTGCCCGNAATATTTATAATTGAACGNAATTTATGTGTTTTGTTAAAGACCGGCTTCTTCTAACTGGTATGTTGATGATGCGCGACCAATATCGAAGTTTACCAAGCCTTTTTTCCTGACCGGCCCTACGCCGGGGTTGTGAGGCACCCGGTCTGAACCGGCTTGGGCTTAATACCAGTTTGACGCGCATCCCGACCTTGGATACCAATTGCAGGGGGCTTTCATTGCATGATAGTGTCCATGTTGCGTTTGCGTTGGCGTTGACAATCTATTGGCGAGGCAACACGGAATGCGGCTGGAAAAAATTAAAGCCGAGGCGTCTTCCAAGACTCTGAGGAAAGTGGTTAGGAAAATCTCCAGAACGTTCGATGTTGAAGTTGACCACACACATAGGCCGAGCGAAGACCTGGAAGAAGTCATCGAGATACTTCGAGAGCGGTTTGACGACGTAAGTGACGTTCCAGATCATCAGGCCCTGGAATACTTCAGACTTGGACTTGTAAAGGGCCTCAAAAAGGCAGGCGACTTTCTCGTTGATGGAACAATCTCGAAATCTCGCGGTGATTGGATTGTGGACGAAACCGTAAACATACGTGTCAACATTCGGCTTCCCAGCGGAAAATTCTATCGCAAGACCCTGAAAATCGACAGCGAGGAATTTGGCTTCAAGAAGTAGCCGAATAGGGGGCGGGGAAGATGAATTCCAAGCTCATCTTCGGGGCGTTGGCAGCCGCTTTTCTTGTCACCCCGGCTTTGGCGGATGCACCTGACATCCAATGCTTTTTCAGCCCGGCGATCTTTCGTCCATCTACAAGGGGCCTAAGATCGACAGTGTCTCCTATATGGGTTACGCTCCCGGTGAGCTTTGCTTCGGCGACGACTGCATTGAGGCCGAAGAAAACTCGGTCATGATATTCAAGAACGCCCCGCAACCGGGACAGATCACCGTCATCGGAGACCACGTCCAGAAATCCGATGAACCAGCCTGTGGCTGGGCGCCATCCGCCAGGAAATCAAGCACCTCGCGCCGGGCCTCGAAATCGAAATGGTCGTCGATATCAAGAGCGGAGCTGCTGCCCTTCTAATGACGACGGGGATTTACACTATCACCGGTTTCGCCGGGGTGGTTGTTCTCCCAGGCAGGTGCGACATGTTTACCGATCCATGAGGAGGGTCAGAGAGGCGCGATCGTTCTGCTCAGCTCCGGAATGACACGGCGCGCAAAATGGCGTTTCTTACCACCGTGTTGCGGACGAAGAGGCCGGGAGAGTCACGTTCGGACAGGACGACATGGGCGACGACCTTGTTCACCCCATACTGCCCGGCCCGGACGACAACGTGCCCAAGTGCCTTCAGGANGCCATAGCGCTTCTCTTCAAGTACGGCCGAGCCACCAACCGCAGTCACGGACAATGATCCGTCCGGGATCACATCAAGCGCAACCGAGCCGGTCACCTTCTTTGCCAGCACCGAGGGGGCGATCTGGGAGATCGCGAACAGACGCTCCTCACCGGCCGTGA